CTGGTATACCGCTAGCCTCGTCAGCCACCAGCATCACGTTGTCGGAGTGGACGCCCTGTAGCGCCTCGGGCTGCTCTGCGCGTGATGTCCTGGCGCTGATGAAGGCCTCTGTCGGTGCCTCCTTAACCTCGATGCGGTCCTGCTTCACCTCCAGTTGCTCCTGCAGCGTTGGCGGTAGCGCCTTAACCCACCGCTTCAGTTCCGCGAACAGCGCGTCATACAGTTGGCTGCTGGTGGGTGCGGTAACCACAATCTTGACGGGGAAGCGCAGCAGCAGATACCAGATGATGGCCCAGGACGCTGCCGTACTCTTTCCTACGCCATGCCCGGACCTGACGCTGATGCGCCTGTTGTTGGCGGCGATGTGATTGAGGAACTCCTCCTGCCAGGGGTCGGGCTTGACGCCAAGGACTTCCCTTACAAACAGCACAGGGTTGTTCTTATACAACTTGGCAAAAGCAAGAAACGGATTAGCGTCAGTGGTCATATTTCATATTATGCATTTTTTATTTTTTTGGAAGGCGTGTTGCGTGTGGTGGGTGGCGGGGGGGGTTATGTTTTATTTTTTTCGGTAGGCGTGTAACGCTTGGCGTGTGGCGTTTTACGTTACGTTTTATTTTTTACGTTACGTTTTATTTTTTTCGGTAGGCGTTTGGTGCTGCAACTGCCGCCCCCGCCGTTGGCGCTGACGGGGGGGGTCACCCGGCTGGCGCGGCAGGCTGGAGCCGCCAGCGCCTGGACTCACCATGTTGCGTAAAACATACGGAAACAGCAGTTATGCACCGAATGCTTAATACGATGTCCATTATGTTAACAAGCAAATGGCTTATCCACAGGCTATACAGACACTTTAGCCATATCCTGTAGTTATCCACAGGATAGAGCTGGAAAGTCTACGTTTCGCCTGTGGATAAGTCCTCGACCACCTCAAGCTGGCGCAAGGCGTCCAGGCGCAGGTTGCCTATGTTGACCGTCACCGCTGCCTGTTTCGCGCCGTACGTCTTGGCATCCCAGCGTTCAGCCAGCCACTGTCGCGTCCTGATGCGGTGCATCGGCTTGCTCGGGTTATCGTCATCAATTGAATCAGCAATTTCTAATGTCTGACTCGCCAACAAACTAGCCGCCTCCACCCGCGCGCGTGTAATTATAGGCTCGTAATCATTTTCGTCGATCCACTTGTCCAATCCACGCCTGCCGATACCCAACTCACGGCAGATGTCTGCCTTTGACTTTCCGACCTCGAACATGGACAAAACGATGTCGCTGTCAATGTCTTCCAACATCGCAACGTCTTGCCTTACCTTTGGATTGCCAGGCATTTAAACGCTCCACAATCGTCTATCGTTGAACCAAGCACCCCAAGTACCACTCTGTACCTTTGATGCCACCTGAGTCGATTTTAACGGCTCCTAACGCCACCCATCATCCTTGCGTGTTCAAAGTTGAACAAAGGCTCCTTGATTCCCCCACTCAGGTCAACGTCAGCATCAGGCCAGTCATCAAACCCTGTCTTACCACCTGGCGTCACCTGTACCATCCTTGTGCCTGGTAGTAACGCCTTTGCCTTAATAATATCCTTAATAATATCTGACTGCAATAATAACTCTAACTCCTCCATTGACCATATATGCCTATTACCAACATCAGGCCGAAACTGTTGATAATATATTGCATCAGCGTGAGTCTGGACCACCACCATCACACTCTTGTCCTGCATAACCCACTCCACTGCATTAATACTCGGCTGCTCAATATTATTATCTAATGCCCACTGGTCAAGAACACCAAACCCCTTGACCATCCCGTTGACCGCCTTCTCCATCTTCTCGATGTCCCTCTCCTTCTGTGCATTGAAGACCCTCTCCATCTGCTGCTCCAGCTTCAACCTCAAGCTGGAATCCACCAGCATCTCAATGCGCCTAATTCCCCACCTAGCCTCATGGTCATTCTTCACCCGCTCCAACCTAGCCACCAAAGACTCAGCCTTCACCTTGAACTCATCCAACGGATAGCGACTAGCCTCCACCACCAATGTTTTACCTTTTGCCATTTGTTCCCCTTCCATTTGTTCCCACCCCAAAACACCTACCCAACTGTTCACAAATGGGCAAGTGTTATACCCTTGCCCCCATTTGTGAACACTTTCCTGTTCATAAATCGTCTACCATTTGTTCCCCATTTGTTCCCATTTGTGAACACCTTAAAAGTGCTCTTTCTCGTTAAACTTGGTGGTGAAGAACGCAAAATCACCGTCCAACGTCACACCCTCAAGGTTGGTTGCAGCCCTCCAAGCCGCCTTAAATTCGATGTCTCTACCCTTTACCTCACCCGTCTTACCCAACCCACGCCACACTTTTTCACGCCAAAGAGACACCAAAGTCACCTTCTTTTGACCAAACTTGGTGGACTGAATGCGATCAGTTTCCCTGATTGACTCCACAAAAGCAGCCATTGCCTTGCCCTGGTGCTTACCCTGACCCGTCCTTTTCAGGCCAACTGGCTGCACATTTACAGCCACATCCGTAGCCTCAACCGCCAAACTCTGAGTAGATTCAAACCCTAAATTAGTATTATCTAAGTCAACCTTGACCATACGAAATCCATACTTAGCACCGTCACTTCCATCCTTCTGCTTAGTAATAGTTATATTACCAGCGCCAGCAATATTATTATCTTGTAACCCATCATTAATACGTTGGAGTTCCAACTCAGTATCTAACGCACCCAGTAGTGAACTGTGACCCCTCAGTCCCTTGGTGACATCCTTACCAACGTGGTGGACGATCTGCAATGCACAGTCCAACAGCCGCTGAATCTTTGATAGCGAGGCAATGAACGACCCCATGTCCGAGGAGTCATTCTCATTACCACCGCCAAACGCTCTAGCCAAGGTGTCCACCTGCACCAGCTCAAACCTGACCTGAGTCCTTGCCACCAGGTTGGTGATGGCAAGCTGGAGCTGCTGTACGTCTTCCTTTGATGAGCGAAGGTTGAGTTGGTGCCTGATGACATAGACTGGTGCTCCAGGCTCAGTCTTGTGATGCACCCGCAGTGCCTTAATCCTTGCACCAATGCCTCCATGCCCCTCACCACAGATGTAAAGCACGGCCCCTGGCGTTGACACTTCCTTGCCCATCCAAGCTGTACCCGTAGCCACACAATGAGCAATGTCCAAGGCCACGAAAGACTTGAACGAACCTGGCGGTCCAAACAAGGCGCTGAAACCCTTTCGAGGTAGGACGTCCTGAATCAACCACTCCACTGGCTCGTCTTGGATCGTGTCCCACTCCTCAATCAGAATCTTACTTTCGATTGGCTCTGGCTCTAGTGCTGGCTCTGGCTCCAGTTCCTCGGCGTCTGGCTCAGAGTCTTCTTCTTCTGCTGGTGGTGGGAGATAAACAATCTCTGAGGCGTCAGAGATAGGCTCCAACCCCTTGCACAGTGCCATCAGGCCAGACTTATCACCGCCAGCCGCCACCCACTCAAACGCATCCTCCGTATGCCCCACGGGTAACGCCAAGAGTCGAACACTCTTGGCAATGGGAAGAAGTGCAGCCGCTACCAAGGATGCATAACGATAGCCTGGTGCGTCATTGTCTGGTACTAGCACCACCGCTAAGTCCTTAAACCAAGTGCTGTTGGCGGCAGGCCAACTCCCAGCACCAGTGTGAGACGTACAAACAAAGACGCCAAGTGATGCCAAAGCATCAGCCGCCTTCTCACCCTCACAAATGAATATTGGCTTGCTGTAAAACCCAGCAGCCAAGACATCAGCGAGGCGGTAAGGGATGATCCTAGCACCCGACATTGACGCCTGCCGGGTTCCGTCAGACATAACTCTGAGCAGCTTGTACGTCTTACCCTTGGCGTCTGAAGTGCGAAACCGTTGCTTGACAAATTGGGTGACGCCAGACTCATCCTCGTACAGCCACTCCTGCTCTAGTTCTACCTGAACTGGTGTAGTAGGTGTAATAGGTACTGGTAACCTTGGTGTTGGTGTTGGTGGATGGTGTCCATTGAGACGTTTGCCAATGCCAGCCAAAGGCTCCACCCACTCTGATGTCTCAGGCAGCAGCCCCATGTCCCTGACCGCTGCCCAAACGTCCTGCTGCGAACATCCACCGTGACACTTCAGCAGCAGCTTACCGTCCTCATCCCTGACTGACAGTGATGGGTTCTTGTCCCCATTCCCCTGTCCGTGGTCAAGGACCGGGCAGGACGCCAGCCAATGTCCTTTTGCTGCGGGCCTTGAGTGTCCTAATGCCGCCGCAATCCGTTTTGCATCCATGTGCAGTTTCCAGTGTTTTTATTCTCTGCTCCAGCTCGTACACCCGACGCGCAAGTGAAATGAGGAGCAAATTCCATTGTTCTTGTTTCATAGGGTCAAAAAAACCCGGCACCAGGCCGGGTTCCTTTGTCGTTTAAATTTTAGTTGAACATTTCCTCGTCATCCTCAACTACAGGCGCTGGCTTGGGAGCTGGCCTTGCTGCCTGACGTACTGGTGCTGGTGCTGGTGCGGCTTCCTCGTAGACAGCCTCACCATCAGCATCTAAGGCCGCAGGACGGTTAACCCAGTTCTTCAGTTTGAAATTGGGAATTGCCGTATTACCTGCGCCAATCTTGAGGGCAGTTGCACCCTCGTAGTTGATCACTGGCACCTTGCCTGGGTTGTGGTCAGCCTGTGCATCACAGGCGTTGTAGATAGCCTCAAAGCCCTTGGTGACACCAACACCAGAGGCACACCACTCCACGACACCCGTAGGCTTAGAGAACAGTTTGACACTGAAGCCACGCTTATGGTCAGCAGAAGGCTGCTTGCCCTTCTTCCCAATGGACTCGTCCTCCACCCAATCCCGCTGACCAATACCAAGCAGGAGCCAGCCAGTACGAACAGAGTCCATGTCCATCACCATTGGCGGCAATGTGATTGACTCCTTGGAGCTGTTTTCCCATTGGCGTGTCTGCGCCATGAAACGAATGTAAGACCCACCGCCGTTGCTTGAAAGATTTAGCATTTTGATTTCCGAGTTGAGAGTTAAGAATTAAACACACACTAACACTACTCACCAATGCCGAATGCTCGGCATAGGGTGAGTCCACTGGACACCTTGGTTGTCAAGGTTTCCGTGACCGTTTTATCGTTCAGCAGCTTCTCAGCAACTGCTGGCGATATGATTTCTTTGGGATAGATTTGGTCTTGAGTGAGTCCAGCCAGCACCAAGGCACCAACAGCCTCAGTCTCATCAGTCCACTTCCTCGTTGACTTCTTGGACCCCATCTGCCAGCCTGGTACTGCTGCACCGTCCTTTATGCACTTCACGGCATACGTCTCCAATGCCTTGATGAATGCCTCAACCTTGGAGACTTGGTTCAGGTAGGACGCCAACTGCTCATTGCTGAGTGCCTGCGGTAAGGCTGCTTCAGCCAGCTCAGTAAAGGTTTCAATGTGCGCTGGACAGATAGCCCTGGCTGGACACCACTGGCAAGCTGATTCACTTGGTACTACCTTGGGGTCTGGTGCCATTGCAGCCTGTGCCGCAGGGATAAGAACGTTACGCTCCCACTGCAGCAACTCAGAGACTGTCATGGTGTGACTACGGTTGACTCCATGCACTGGCTGGACGATGGTCATTGTCACAGTCTTAAATGTCTTCTTTGCCAATTTCATCCCGCCAAGTGCATAAATACGCATCTGGTCACTGTCAGCATCAACGTATCCCCGCCCTGTCTTCAGGTCACCAATGACGAATTCGCCAGTGTCATCACTCCATCCCAGGACATCAGCAGTACCCGCAACTCGGACGTTATGCGTGTCTAGGGCAGTGACGTACTGCTCAACGAATACGTTACCCAAACGCTTCTCCTCGCACTCAATGTAGTCCAAGTGCTTGCGAGCGTAGGTGATGGCCTCCTCATCCATCCTGACACCCTCCACCTCCACGCCTAGCCACTCCTCTGGCAAGCTGGAGGTCATAAAGCACGACTCCGACAGAGAGTGAATCGCAGTCCCACGCTGGGCTGCAGCTCCTGACTCTCCCTTTGGCATCTTGGCTGAAAGCTGAACGCTTGCGGGGCAAGCAATCCACCGTCCCGCAGCACTTGGTCTGAGCAGTGTCTGTTTTATCTGTTCCATGCGTCTCTTTCGTTGTGTGAATCTTCAATGAGTATTTGGTAGATGCTGGAGCGAACCTCGTTACTTACTGCGTGTCCCAAGTCCTCCGGGTCCAGCATCCGCTTCAGCAATTCAGTCTTGTCTCGGCACTGAACGCGAGACTTCTCCAACTCAGTCCCCAGCCAGAGGATGTGCGCCTTCAGGGTTTTGCAGTCGTCTTCTTGTAGAGTCATACACCACCCCACAAGCCAATCAGAACAGCGTCAGCGCGTCCATCGTCCTTGACCCTACTAAAGAGATGCGCCTCCCTCGGGAACAGCTCCATGACCCGCTGCCGTGATCCGTCCTTACCCTTGGCGGCACCTGACAACTTCTGCCAACTCTGCGGTGTGATAAACGTCACAGGTATCTGCTTGGCGGCAAGCACACCCTCAATGATGCCAACCGAACGCCCAAAGCTGAACATGGAACTGACACCCTGACCAGGCATCGCACCTACCTTCTCGACTGTTGCCCGGTGAGGTGCGAGCTGCTGCATCAAGAGTGCAAGGCCAGCGGGACAGACTTGGCGCTTTTGGCTCTTGTTGCGCTCCACAGTGACCGTTGGCATATCGTGAACTGACACCAGCACACCGTTCAGGAGCAGTGCAATAGCGCCTGATGCGCCAGGGTCAATGCCAATGACCCGAGAAAAAGAAGGGGGGGACAATTTGTCCCCCCCTAAGGTAGGCAACTGCATAGCCTGGGGGGATTGTAGGTTGCTCATGCTAAAAGTCTCCAGGCTGTTGCGGCACAAAGTGGCACTTGTCCGTTGCCAATGGCTTTAAGTCTGTCCACCCTAGCGGCCACCCCATCAGCCACTCTACCCACGTTGGGTTCAATTGCCCAGAAGTCGGGTGAACGACCACTTTCCCAAGGTCTGGACTTTGACGATTTGATGTCCCCTCCGTTTTCCCATCTTTCCAATCCCTTGCTTTTGGGCTGGGCCACATTCTTTGACCCACAATCGTTTCTAAATTGGGATTGCGTTTGTCGTTCCATGCTGACTCTGGCGTTATGGTTGCCGCCATTGCTGAAAAACTCCTTGGCGTCGGCCACTTGTCTGGCGTGTTGACCATCTGCGGCAGGCTTTGACCCGTCATCTTGTCTGTAATCGTCCCGCCCCTCTGACCGTCGCTTGCTGCTGGCGTGGCCCACAATCCAGATTCTGTCCCTTTGGTGGTTTGCACCAACTTCTGCTGCTCCCAGCACTCCCCATCTCGCATCAAACCCCATTGCGGCCAGGTCTCCAAGAACGGTTCCAAGTCCCCGAGAAGTGAGCATTGGTGAGTTTTCCACAAACGCGAATCTAGGTTGTACTTCGTGAATGATGCGCGCCATTTCTCGCCACATCCCGCTGCGCTCTCCGTCAATTCCAGCCCCCCCCCCTGCGGATGAGATGTCTTGGCATGGAAATCCGCCCGATACAACGTCAACAATTTCTCGCCACGGTTTGCCGTCAAAAGTTTGTACGTCATCCCAAATCGGGAAAGGCGGGAGAAGACCGTCATTTTGTCGGGCGCACAGTACGCTTGCTGGGTAAGGTTCCCACTCAACTGCACAGACTGTTCGCCATCCAAGGAGTTTGCCTCCGAGTATTCCTCCACCAGCGCCTGCGAAAAGAGCCAACTCATTCATGCCACCAACTCAGGCCAAATCTTGGACCATGTCCCTTGGCACAGCATCTGCCGGGTGACTAGACCACCAGACGCAGCCTCCACCCTGATGGCTTCAGCAGGACTCATGTCCCGCCTACCACTGAGGCACTGGTAAAGCCACTGTTCGTTGAGGCCGACCGTCTGGGCGAGTTCTTGGCGTTGCGTTGCTGTCAATTTGTTTTCCATGCCGAGAATTCTAGCGTAATGCTTGAGACTAAATGTGTAGGTGTTTACCCTTAAGGGTTTGTCATAGCAAATATTTTTGCTTGAGTGCTTGACCTGTACTAGCGTGACGCTAGAATCCTACTCAAGCCCTAGCACTTTGCACAGGGTCTTAACTTGAAAGAACATCATGGACAAAATTGTTGAAATAGTTGAAATCACCCACACTGGCAAAACCACTGTTTGGCAAGTCGTAGATCAAGCAAACAAAGAGCGCCGTGCTTACCTAAAAGGATCAACCTTTTACTACGATATGCCTAAATTTGAGGCTGGCTTGCTGAAAGCTGACAGTTTCACAAGGACACCAGCATGATTACCCGTGTCTTTTAGGAAGCAAAATGAAATCATCACCAGTCACAGTGACCAAATTCGTAAACGGGGTTGCTCAGACCCCAACCATCCACGCCGCCTCAAAGGGCGGTTACATCCTCTGCGTCAATGACGCAGGGGTAAGCGGTTACCCAGACCGTGTAGCTCTCTACCGGGCCACCGTCTGCTTTGTACTCTGTCGGTCTACCAGCTTGTCCACGATTGTGGCCTGCTGGTTTGATCTGGGCGGCGAAGGCGGTAACGCCCGTGTCTACCACGCCGATGGCTCTGCGCTGTCGGTCTCTGAGCTGGCTGCTGCCAGTGAGCAGCTAGGGGAGATGGCATGAGCGCCCCTGTCTGGACGGCTGGCTACAAGCCAACCAAAGACGACTTGAAGGGTCTGTACAACTACAGCTTTGAGACTGCTGGCGGTCTTGTGCTGGACTGCTACTTGGCTTTCGAAGCAGAAGAACGCGCTACTTACGATCACCCTGGTAGTGCAGCTGCTGTTGAACTGGTGTGGGCGCTGGTGGAAGGCGTTGACATCTCTGAGGTAATTGGCGACCTAGCTGCAACCATTGAAGAAGAAGCCCTGGAGGACATGGCGGTCCAGGCTGAACATGACCAGTACGACAAAGGCCAGGAACGCTACGAAGATAGGAACGCAATATGAATCACGCAATCAATTGGTGTCTTGCGGTAGCGGTAGCCTTGGTGCTGTCCACGGCCTACCTGTTGGATGGACCCTCTGACTACCAAGCTGCAATGGATTCAGACGCCAATGCTCGGGCTACTCAGCGTGAGCAATTGGCAATGGAGAAGTTCTCTCGCGCTGCACAGGCCATGTGCGGTGGTGAGAATGCAAGCTGGAGGCTGCTGGATAACGGCAGCGTTCAGTGTTTTACAAAACGTGGATACAGGACACAAATCAAATGAGCAACCTCAAGGACATTGACCGTAGCAAAGCGCCAGCGCATATGCAAAGGCTCCCAAATGTGTATCTCAGCCGAGATGCACGACAGTCTGCTGGCGCATACGTGGAGCGCATCAAGCGTCCTGGTGAAGTCAGCGCACCAGCTCTCAGCATCTGGGAGCGTGACGTCTATCGCTCCGGTGACGGTGACAGTATGCGGCAGGTGTCAAGGTCAGGTAGCTTGGATGCGTTTAGCTTGCCATCACGGGGGAATCGGACATGAGTGGCGGACATTTTGATTACAAGCAGCATTCATTGCTGGACATGGCTGACAGTATTGGCTCTGCCATTCTGATGAACGACAGCAAGGAAAAGAACGAATGGGGCTACAACATTGGTCGGCACTACAGCCCCGAGACCATTGCCGAGTTTGAGGTGGCGGTGAAGGCACTGAAGCTGGCCTATGTTTACGCACAGCGCATTGACTGGCTGCTGAGTTGCGATGATGGCGAGGATAGTTTCCACAAGCGGTTACAAGCACAACTGAAGGAGTTGACATGAACAACACAGGAGGCCCAGCGTTTCCGGGCTTGCACCCATCCAAAGAGTGCCACTTCCAAGACTCAGGCATGACCCTGCGCGATTACTTTGCGGCCAAGTTGATAGTGCAATGCATTGAGGTCTGCTCCACTCACACGCGGGCGGCTGAAGAAGCCTACGCAATGGCAGACGCCATGCTACGTGCGAGGGAACAGAAATGACACAACCAGAAGCCTTGCGGCTGGCTGACAAGATGAGCAGCTACAAATTGTGTAGCGGATACGCATGGCATTGTCACAAAGCCGCCGCCGAACTGCGCAGACTCCATGAAGTGAACACCGAACTGCTGGCGGCGTTGAAAGAAATGCTTGACGGTGAAAATAAATCATTCCGAGAGTTGTGTGAACAAGCCCGTGCAGCAATAGCTAAAGGAGAAAAGACATGAAAGACGATGAAGTAGAAAACCTGTTTGCCTACGGCTGGCTGGACACCGCCTTGGCTATTGTCCTCGCGCTGCTTGCGTTGGTGGCGCTGTCTTTTTTTGCGGGGTATCTGACATGAAAACCACCCTTAACAAAATCAGGGCGCACAGCCCTTGCACGACTGGCTGGGAAAAATTGTTAAAAAACTTAGGCAAGACTGAGGCAGACGACGAGCCTTTGGCGCTGACAACCATCCTTGAGTCTAACGGGCTTGACGATGCGCTGTGGTGCTTACGTGCTGTGGACGGACACGAACGTGAGATGCGCTTATTTGCTGTGGCTTGCGCTAGGCGTGTGCAGCACCTGATGACTGACAGACGCAGTCTTGATGCACTTGACGTTGCTGAACGGTTTGCCAATGGGCTGGCTACGCTGTCAGAATTAACTGCTGCGGAGGCTGCTGCGAGTGATGCTGCGGGGGCTGCGTGGGCTGCGAGGGCTGCGTGGGCTGCTGCGAGGGCTGCGTGGGCTGCTGCGAGGGCTGCGAGTGATGCTGCGAGGGCTGCGAGTGATGCTGCGAGGGCTGCGTGGGCTGCTGAACGTGAAGCGCAGGCAGTGCTGTTTATTTTGATGTGTGAGGGGGCGAACACATGAGCCGCCTGTTATTTGCTGCCGCCCGTGGGGCGAGGATACAGTACAGGTCGCCCATAGATCGCAACTGGAAGGAGAGTGCATTTCGCCTATGGCCCGATCTACATGATTGCAAAACCGCCGATAGTCTCTACCGCATCCACCCGGCAGACGAGCATTTGCAGTACGGCCCGGTCAGCACGGAGGTACGCAAAGCCGCAGAGAACATCGCGAAAAAGGCGTACCTACACGACGTACTAGGTCACTACGGCCTTGCCGCGATTGACGATTACTTATCACGGTCAAATGAATTTGGGTATTGCTGGGACAAAGCCATGAACGCAACTGCTAATCAGAAACAATTATTTCTTTTAATCTTGGCCGAAGCACTGGCCGATGAGGGGATGTGATATGGACAAAGAACTACTTGAACTCGCAGCAAAGGCTTGTGGGCTGGAAGAGGCAAAGATGCGGATTGAGTTTAACCAGTGGAATCCTATTGAAGACGATGGCGATGCGCTGCGGCTGGCGGTGCAGTTGCAAATTATTGTTGGTAGGTACGACAACTATGTAAACGCCGCGCCTTTGCATGACGGTGCAAAAGAAATTGTCATCTGGAGCCACAACGAAAAAGACCCCTACGCCGCAACCCGCCGCGCCATTGTCCGCGCAGCAGCAGAAATTGGAAGGAGTATGAAATGACAGGATTTGATTCAAAGCGCCAAGCAGCGCAGCAAGCCGAGCCGGTGGCTCAATCCGACTTGGTTAAACGATTGCGTGATACTGCTAGCAAAGGAGTATCAGTCTGGGGTGATTTGCAAATGGAAGCTGCCCGAGAGATTGAGATTCTTACGGCAGAGCGTGAATCCTATGCAAGTGCAATGGACAGGATGCTGGAAGCACAGCCAGAGCAGCGCAAGCCGCTGACGGATGATGTGCTTGTGCCGCTGGAAATTTTGGAAGCTGCTGCAAACTCGTTGGATAGTTTTTGCGGTAATTTAGGCTGGGGAGACGCAGATTTGCAAACCTTGGACAACCTATTTGCAGTTATCGAGCAGCACAAAGCCGCCCACAACATCAAGGAGGGGACATGAGCGATACGATGCTTTTCGGCGTCTTAAAAATGCCTTACGAAATGGCAATGCGAGATGAAATTTCACGCATCCAGTTTTACCAAAGGGTACAGCAGCTAGTTGATAGAGTGGAGGCGCAGCCACAGCAGGAGCCGGTGATTAGCGAATGGAGTTTGCGGGAAGTGTATTTTGATGACGACGGAGAACCGTTAATGCACAGAAGCCCACCCGCAGCACAGCGCCCGTGGCAGGGGCTGACTGCCAGCACAATATTGAACCTGATGCCCAGCAGCATCCCTGCCGAATACGACGGCGAACTGATGGAATTTGCCCGAGCAGTGGAAGCCAAACTGAAGGATCGCAATGGATACTGAAGACGAAGAGTTTGAGCGTTTCAAGCATGAGCAGAAGTTCAGGCTGGACAGCACCTTCACGGCAGCAGTGGCACAAGACTACTTCTGGATGCCTATTGACGATCAGACACCTCAAGGTGTCAAGGTGCTGTTACTAGGACGGTCTGGTGTTGCCACGATGGGGCACTACATCTACAAGGTGGGCGAGACGCAGTTCTGGCAGTATTGGGCACCACTGCCCAGGAAGCGTCTATGAGAGACAAACGCATCGACAAAGCCAAGCGTGTAGGTGAGCCACTGTCTGTGGTCTACTCAATCAAGCTGACTCACAGCCAGCGTATTAAGTTGCTTCAGCTTGGTGGACCAAGGTGGTTGCGTGAGCAAATTGACAAGGCGCAGAATGACAAGACTAGAGAAAGATTTATAAGATGAAAATTGAAATAAATATTGATAACAAAACAATCAAAACATCGCAGTCTGAATTGTTGATCTTGCTAAAAATTAGTGCTGAGATTATGGATAGCGGTGATGTGTATCCATATTTTTCTGAAGATTATGACAAAAAAGATTTAGCTAATGCCAGGTCTTTAAGCATAAAAATTAGAGAGCTTATTGATCCTCTTCTGGCATAAATCCTAAAAGACCCAACGGTGCAGCTGAATACATTGGCGCTCTTCTACGAATAAATGCGTCTAAAACTTCTTCTGGTGTTTGTCTTGTAATTCTGGCAGTTCTTTCAATTGACTGATTGATGTGTTCAATCATTGGCATACCAGGAACACCTTTTAATCCCTTCCAAGTTACGTCTTGGAAATTTCCTGGCTTAACTCCATATGCTGCCGCCAAATCATTGACCACTTGTTCTGCAACACCATAAGAATCACCAGCAGGAGCTTTTAGACCAGGATAAATCCCACTCATCATTTGCTCATCAATTGTGGCCCTGTTCATATCACCCAAAAAGTTCGCTGAAAAATCAAATCGTTTTGGTTGTTCAGTTGCTTTTAATCCAACGCCTTTATTGATTACCTTGTCATACATAGCCATGTTGCCAGATGCAAACCTACCTCCAATTGGATAAGGTAAATCGTATGCATTTTTTGGAATAGCTGTTGCTTGTTCTCTCAAATAATTGCCGTAGTTTGCCATTAAGAAATTAGATGTTGGGTCTGCTCCACCAGTAGTTGCAGCCATTGCGTCTGCAAAATCATCCTTAAATCGTTGACTACCTTTTTTTGCGCCAAGTCTTTTTATATACTCTTCTTCAAGTTGACCCATTGCATACCAATTTTCTGCATTTGGGTCTAATTTTCCAGCCTCATACGCTTCTGATAATTTCTTGCGTGACTGAGGAGTGTCATACATTGCCTTGTACTTAGCAATTGTTTCTGCTTTAGCTGGCAATGCTTGAGTTAATGTTTCGCCTTGTAAGTTGTATTTCTGTGGGTCTGCAAAAAATCTTTTTGACACATCAAAATAAGGTGTGTAATTCCCCTTCTCAATATCTTTTTGAGCTACGGTACTCGCTTTTTGTACTGCTTTTGCTTCCGGTGAGAGTTGTTTTGCCAAATATTCTTTTTGCTTTACCTTGTCAAATGCTAAAACTGGTGGCAATCTGTCTGGATATTCAGTCCTCATTTTTATTGGATCAAATCCAACATTTGCATTTTTAGAAGCTGGCACCACACCAGGCATTAATCCCTGGCGCTGCAAGTAACCCTCGCCCATTCTCCCGGCTGTTGGGCCTAGTGCTTTTGCCGCAGCTTGAGCAGGTCGAGCCATTGGCAGCATCTGGGTTGCAGTACCAACAGGAAACCCAATCTGAGCGCCTGACCTAACCCTGGCGGTGTTGGGGTCCAGGACGCTCCCAGCCATCTCGTCTGGTGCCATTCCTAACAGTCCACCAAGTGCGCCATACACCTCTGGATACTGCTGGCGTAGGTAGGGTTCTGCTGGACCTTGCAATTGCCTTGTATTTGCAAGCAAATTAGGCTTGCGCTGTTTCTTCAGAAACTCCAAGTCTTCCAGCAGCCCCATGATGCGCTCCTAGCTGATCTGCGTGATTGAGATATCAGTGGCAGTGGCGTTACGGATAACAGCCACCTTGTCACCACCCGCGCAGGCCACATACTCAATGGAGTTGATTGGCAGCATGGGTGAGGTTGTGATGCTGGCGGTTGGATTGCTGCCAATGGCGAAGTGGCAGTGCGCCCCTCCACCGTTCGCTAGGCGCAGCATGGTGACGCCAGCCCCCACTGCTGTGGACTGCACACTGCTGGCTGTGACCGTCATCACCTGGGTGGTGCCAAGCGCACCAAAGGTAGTCAGTTGACCGTTATCGTCACGAAATAGCTTGCTCATTCTGTTGCTCCTGTTCCAATTAAAGTTCCAAAACCCATTTGCTGTGCCTTTTGGCGAAGTGATGTTGCCAGTGGCTCCACCCGCATGATATTCGCCTTTGCCATCATCTGTGCTGCCAGCTTGGGGTCAAGCATGGCTTGCACCAGAAGCTGTTGAATCTGCTCATCAGGCAACTTGTACAGGAAGTCTAGCGGCCTGGACATTGTGCGTAGTGTGGTGTTGGTTGCCATTGACTCGCTGAAAATCTTACCAATGAGGTTGCCCATTGACATATTTTTGAAGGTGTCTGAGCCTGGTGGCTTGATGCCTGGTGCAGTTGCCGCCATGCCCCTATTGATCTCGTTGATGATGTTGTCCAGCTTGGACTGCGCTGATGGTGATAGCTTGGTGCCTAGCTCATCCTGTGCAACAGCAAGCTGCCTGCGTAGTGCTGATGCCGCTAGGACTGGATTACCCGTACTGATGTTAGGTAGTCCCGTAGTGACCTTGGCCTCAATGCCTTGGAGCAGGCGCATCTGGTCAATGCCTTTTGATAACTTGGAATATTTGTCCAAGTAGGCAGCATAGCCAGGAGCTGCAGCTTCAATCACATCATCTGCCGCTGCAATGACTTGCTTTAATTGATCGCCAGCAAGTTTTAGGCTAGGATTCTCTTGGTTGTACACTCCTCGCGCTGCTTTAGCCAAATCCTTGCGAACTTCGTATAACTCCTCTGGAGTCTTTGCTAACTTCACACGATCTACGGCAAATTTCATAGCTGTCTCAACGTCCTTACGAACCCCAACAGGACTAGACATTACATTGTTGATAGCTTGATTTACCACTAATTGAATTCCACTTTGGAATGTCTCAGGGTTAACAGTTACGCCTTCGAATGCAGCCACGCGCATCGGTGTTGTGATTGCTTTACGCTTGGCTTCAGCGTAGGGGATAGAGCCAGGCTTGCCACCTATCTGTCGGAAGGCGTTGAGGATAGCCTCTTGGTTTTGGTTGATCTGCTGACCAAAGAGGTTGCCGCCAGTGTCTAGGCCACGGATAGCTGTCTCTGCACCAGCAAGTCCAGGGTCACGCGCTGTACCTGCCGCCGTAGGACGTACACCTGGCACCAGTGGCGCAGACATCTCCATGTTCTGCATAGCTTGCTGGGGATTGGTGGCAAGGCGGTTCAGGACGTTACCAACAATGACCTGGCGTCCTTGCTCTGTGAACGGCTTGACCAGTCCACCAGGCACCGCCAATGCTCGCTGTGTGGTGGACAGTGATGGGCCACCTGGAGCCACCATACCCGCCAGCATTGCACCACCCATCTGAGCGTATGGGTTAGCACCGCCCTCACGCAATGCACCCCCAGCACCTGCTGCTGTGATTGCTGCGGCTGACTGTGCCTGTGGGCTTTGCGCGAAGAATTTAGCGGCCTCACTTAGCATTCCCGGCAACCTTGGAGCAACTGCGCCAGCAGCCCTGGCAACTCCAGCAGTTCCATAACCAGCCGAACCAACGTCCTGCACTACCCTCTCTTGTGACGTCTCAGGTTGTGGGAAACCCATGCGGTTCAGGTTTGTCTGAGTCGCCTGCGTCATTGTCGGAACCTTTGTCCCTGCCGCCAAGTTGAACAGGTTCACCAAAGGGTCCACCGCCATTGGCAATAGACCACCAACAGTCATTGCAGCTTGCGCCATTGGCCTTGCAGCCAACCCAGTTTGGCGCATCAGCTCATCTGGCATGGACCTTGATCCTGGAGCTGGTGGCAGTTGCTCAAGTGCCTTGGTGATTTCTTCCATGCTCATCCCGTCAGGGAATGAGATGTCACCGTAGCCAATGACGTTAATGACTTGTGCCATGATAAGTTCCTATCGGTTCACAAATTTCTTTTGGGCAGGGTCCCAGGTCAAGCCTGACCCACCAGCCCCAGGCACCACAGGTGCTGGTGGTGTGTAAGTTTTTCCTGCGCTCATTTTCATGGCTTCAGTAGCCACAATTCTGGCCTGTCGTTTCTGCTCAATCACCGCTGTGCTGTCCCCTGTCACTGGGAAGTAGGTGGCGTACTCTTGTTTGGCTTCATCTGCACCAATTGCTGCACCAGACTCCTTGCGGAGCTTGGCTCTTATCCAATCACTTGCCGCCTGCTGGTATCGTTGGACATCAGGGTTTTGAACAGTTCTTTGAGCAGCACCTCCAACAAATGGTATTGCTCCAGCCATAGCAGACCCAACACCTGGATAGGAACCCGACGCCTCAAGTGGAGGAAGGATGCTATTGGCTCTCTCCATTCGCTGGGCAAAACCCATTGCATTGGATTGACTTTCGGTGAGTGCAGTTCCCTTACCCTTGGCTGGCGCACCTCCAACAGTGGATTGAATAATGGCCCCAGTGTCCATGTTAATAAGACCAATCGTTCCATCCTCAAGCTGTACTTGTTGTGTCCGTGGTGCCTTGTCCGCTGGTGGAGCTGCTCCAGCCCTTTTCAAAGCCCCAAGAGTTTGCATATTAAACGGCTGTCCCATTCTCTGCAGCTGCTTTTCTTCGGGTGTTAAAGCCTCTTGTTTGGGTCCATACCCAACAACTGGTGTATATACACCACCCCTTTGAGGTGTCACCAGCATAGGCTTACCGTCAGGACCAGTAACCTCAATTGGCGCAGCAGCCGCTTCTGGAGGGTTTATTTCTCTGGCTTGCCTGTAAAAGTCAAAGCCTTTGGTAAATTCTCCCGCATCCATTGCAGCCCGTCCTGACTGCATTAGTTTGTTGGCTGTAACCTGTGGTGATTCCATCTCACCAGGTGTTGATAACCCCATGATGCTGGCAAGTCGAGTATTCAACTCCTTGGCCTTCTTCGCCTCTTCCATCTTCTGCTTCATGCCCATCTGAGTCAGCGCACCCGTCTGCGCTTTCTCGTACCCGGCTTGGCCTGCCTCAAACGCCCCGCCTATAGCCTCACCAATACCAATGCGCCGGGTGCTTTCCCCGCCAGCCTTAAGCAAGGCTGCAGACGCTGCCAGCATTGCATTGCGCTGCATAGCAGCACGTTGTTCTGGCGTCAGGTACTCGTCAAGGTAGTTTCCACCACCACCGCCAAAGGCGCTGCCAAGCAGTCCTTCTAAATTAAAGTCAGCCATGATTTATCCCCCCAACAAACCAAGAAGACCACCAATTGCAGCACCAGCAGGACCACCAATTGCAGTCATGCCTGGTAAAGCACCAAGCGTATAACCGTATCCAGCACCACCCAGTGCGCTGGACAATGCATTCCTGGTGGTCGGTGTTGTTTGGCTACCGCCAGCATTAGGCAAAGCAGTGGACATTGCCTGCTGAGTAATGCCCAGCTTCTCTAATCCAATACCGCGCAGTGCATCCAACTGCTGCTGGGTCATTTGCTGTTGCGCTGACCCTACGCCCATGACGGCCTGTGCGCCACCAAGACCAAGGCTCTGCTGCTGCGCTCCAAGTGCGCCTAGCTGTCCAGCAGCACCAAGACGCTGTGCATTGGCGGCAGCGTAAGCCTGTTGGTTAGCTAGGTCAGACTGCTGGGCCAACTGAGCGTTGAACTGAGCCATAGCATTCTGCGCTGCTGCATTACCGCCCATCGCAGCGTTGATGGCACCAGCACCATACTGAGCCGCACCAGTACCTTGTGCTGCTGTTTGGAGGTTAGCCTGCTGCTGTCGTGCCAAGTCTTGCTGCATCAGGTTGGCGCTGGTGTCAAACCCTTGCTGGCGTAGCTGTGCGGACATCTGAGCCGCCTTGTCAGCATAGGCTCGGTTGGTAGCTGCTTCCGCAACTCCTTGGCGTGTACCGCCATAGGCTTTAGCCCTAGTCGCAGCCTCACCCATCTGTTGTACGGCTGCTTGCCGTGCGGCCTCAATGTCACTCAGGTTGTTGGTGATGACTTGATTGGTGTACGGGTTCATGTACTGCCCGATATTGCCCATGTTGCTCTGAGCAGCAGTGACATCAGTGGGTGTGTAGCCAACAGCACCAATCTGGTTGGACAGACCAGCGTTGACGCCGCCTGTGTAGTAAGGGTTGAACTGAGCCGCTTGGTTGGCGTACTCGGCTGCAAGGTTGGTGGTTCCAAGACCTTGACCCGCCAAACCAGTGTTCACCATCTGCTGCTCACCAGCCCGATAGATGGGGTTGAAGTCAGCAAACTCCCTGACAGGTAACGCCGAGGCTACGCCCTGCGCCTGCTGCAAGTTCTGCAGGTAGGCAGCTTTAATTGTGGGATCAATTTGTGTGGTGACTGTCTGGCTTCCGCCGCTTTTGCTCATGGTGTTACTCCAACAGAGATTTCAAACGCTTGGCTGGAATCTTGCCTGCGTTAATTTGTTCGAAAATGTTCGCGCCATACTTCTGCACCGCCTTCTTGCGGATGACGTACTCGCCATTTTCCAGTGCTGCGTAACCATCGTCTGGCCCAGGTGGGTTGTTCATCTGGGGTTTCATTTTGACCATGCCGCCCTTGGCATACTCTCCACCAAAACCCCATTCGCCGCCAGTTTCGCCAGCCATGCCACCATAATCTGAATAATTAGGTCCGGTAAGTCCACCCATACCCGCTGAAGACCCAAGACCGCCTTCGTAGGCACCTGGGTCAATATACCCTTCCGGAAAACCACCAGTATTAACACCAGCAATGTTCCCGCCCAAAATGTCAGCCATTGTCAAACTACCAAGTTGATTTCCGACACTTGTTGCTAGTGTTTGTCCTAAACCTTCAAACCCAAGATTGGATAGGGCTGCTGACAAAGCTGCTTGGTTGTTAATCCCTGCCATACCAGTGCCAGTTGACGTATTCTCTCCACCAGCCGGTGACTCCGCAGTGGTTAACAGGCCACCTCCTGTTGTTGTCGTTGCCGCTGGTGGTTTGTAAACGGCTGGGTTGAAGCCACCAAGGTTGGTGTTGGCGGCTGTCTGCCCAGCTTGGGCTGCATACGCTGGTGACAGTGTGCGTTGAGGCGTCAGCGCCATCAGGGACTGGTACGGGTTAGCCGACTGAGATGCAGCGTTGATTTGCGCCAGCGTAGGCGCGTTCTGCTGAGTTGTGGCTGGCGTGTAGATGTTGCGAAAAGGCGTACCCGTAATGGCTGTGTTGGTCACCTGCGCTGGTGCAAGCTGGGTGCCTGTCACTTGCCTTGGCGTTGTTGGCCTGGTGATGGGCTGGACAGTACCAGTGCGAGTCGTAGTACCTGTCGTAGTACCAGCGTTCCTGGCTGCATTGGCGTTGATTTCCTGCGTTGCCATCCCCTTGAATATGCCAAGTTCAGAGGCGTCAACGTCAGTGCCAAAACGGTCAGCAAAGTATTGAAGCCCTGATGCATCAGGTTCACGCCCCAAGACTGATAGGTACATCTGCCGAATAGCATCATTCGTTGTTGGCGCAGCAGCTCGTTCAGGTTGAGCCGCCACACTGAATGTGGACAACTCAGTAGGGTCAACGTCAGACCCAAACTGAGATGTCCAGTAAGCAATTTCAGAAGCAGATGGTGCTCGTCCCAAGACCCGTTGGTAGGCGTCTGCAATGGACATTCCAGTAGCAGCAGTTGTAGTGGCTCCAGTTCCAGCAGCAGTTGTAGTGGTAGTGTTAGCTGCTGCTGCCGCCTGTTGTGCAGCTAATTGCTGTGCTGCATTTCTAGCTGCATTGGCAGCAACTTCTTCAGCCGCCATGCTCTGGAAAATACCCAACTCAGTGGGGTCAATGGACGTACCGAAACGCTCCGCAAAGTATTGCAAGCCAGAGGCGTCAGGCGCTCTGCCCAGAACTTGCTGGTACATATCCCGCACGGCTGTATTCGTTGGTGCTGCCGCTGCGAGTTCAGGTTGAGCCGCTACGCTGAAGGTTGACAGTTCAACAGGGTCCACGCTGTTACCAAACGTAGACTGCCAGTAGGCAACTTCGTCAGCACTTGGTGTGCGGCCTAAGACTCGCTCGTAGGCGCTCTGGATTGACATATCAGCCATGCTATAACTCCTTGCTCATAATCCACCACTGTGGTGTGTAACCTGTCTTCGCCAGAAAAGTCTTCTGCCATCCCTTGCGTCCAGCTAAAGTGACGCGAGTGCATCCAAGGCTCTTACCCCAAGCCTCGATCATTGGTGACATCAGTTCTAGTTCTTCCATCACGCCTGCTGCTAGAAAATAGTTTAGGCATTTTTGCTGTGGGTGGAGAACAATCTCCGTAACCACCACCGAATTCCGTCCAGGCCAGAATTGCATCTTGGCTTGCTGGACCAGCTCAACGACATCCTCAAATGTGTGAGTGTTCAACGAATATTTTAAGGCTTTTTCAATCTCTGGCCTCAATCTCTCAATATCTGTCATAGTGCCGTTGCCGATAACGCTCCTGCGTTACTCACCACCACACTGTACCTAGTGCCATTTGGTGAGGTCAGTATCAGCTTACTGCTGCTAATCTCAACGTCAGCGTTAGTCTTTCGATTCAGTCGGTCAGCGTTCTCCAGCAGGAAATTACGCTGTGCCTCCATCACTGGCGTATAGACTTGAGGTGGGTGCGGTACGTTGAGAGACATCAGCGTTTCCCGGCTGGCACTGCATCTAGTCGCATAACCCCCACCCGCCAATCACTCAAAGTATCGGCTGTCACCTTCATCTTGACTTGGCGTCCACTAAACCGTGCGTCTGTTGGGTTGGCGCTGGTGAATGGACCGTAGGTTGTCTCTGTGTCGGTTGGATAGAAACGGCTGCTGAAACTGATGTTGACATCCCCAAGGTTGGATTCGTCCGGTATCACCTTGCGAACCTGCATGATCTGCTCGCCATTGCCAATCTCCACCGGACCTGACTCAGCGTAAATTGTCTGTGAGTCATAGGCAAAGCCCACCTCATGCTCGTAGATGTAACCGTCAGCACTGACCATCAACGGGTTGTTGAAGACGCCCTTGTCAACCCCAGCCAGACGCGCCAAGGTGCCTATGGACCAATGATTCTCACGGTAGTTATAGATAACGTAGGAGTCATTCTCGATGCTGGCGCTGCTGGTGTAGAACCACCATATCTCACCGAACTTGGAGTTGTGGACAGCGTAAACCTTGCTGGCCTGCTCCAAGTTGATATTGCTGAACACATAGTCGCCAACGTCAGAAGGTAGTGGCTTGACGTAACCGTCGTAAATCCAGAAGCCTGACCTACTCATCCAGATGGCTGCTGTATCAATAGCCGCTACAGCCTGGGGTCCAATCAAGCCGCAGCCAGAGCCAGCCTTCTCAAATGAGAACACGAACGGCTGACCAATGTAGCTGGATGTGTGGACATCAACGTCAGTGAATATCAGGTTGACGCCTCGCACCCGCTTACCTGCCAAGATTGAACCTACAGTGGTCAGCTCAAAGCTGCCTGCTTGGTTATTGGCGGCTGGCGTCCAGGTGGTGTTGTCCTCCTGATCACACCAAGCCACAAGCCGAGGATTACCGCTGGCACCCAAGGCGAACATGAAACGCTCAGAGGTGGTCATCACCGCCGCGCAACTGGTGGGTGCATTGACAATTGCCACTGCCTTGGTTGGCGTTGTGAATCCCAACTGCCACTCAAGCAGTTGACCGTCAGAGTTGCAGCAGCCGACCCAATACTCACCCCAGGTATCCATTGACCAAGTAGCAGCGTTGATGATTGCGCCAGTGTCTGGCCTAGCCACACCATAGGCAAATGCACCATAGTTTCCGTAGCCATAGCCAACTAGCAGTGATGCATCTGCTGCACCAGGTGTGAATATCGTTGGTGTTATTTCCTTCAGCGTCCCCGCCTGGTTCATCACATACAGCTTGGTGTTGGTGCCAGCAACAATCCACCGAGTTGAGCTGTTGTCACGCCAATTGATAATGCCACGGCAGGTGCCTGACATCTGTCCATTAGCCCTCTTGCGCCAGCCGCCAACTGGCCTGAGTGTGTTCTCAAACCACCGAACCAAGTTAGCGCCGAACCACCGACCCATTGATTGGTATTCAGTGCCGTTACGGTAAACGCCTGCTGGTATCTTGAGTGGCATCAGCATATTGATCTTTCAGACAAACTGTCTAGTACCTTGCTTGTCGATAATTAGAGCCTGACCCCTTGGCTTTCCAGCAATGCTGATGTGAGTCCAAGAATCATATTCACGGATGATTTGGTCAAAGGGAAGTTTAGCCGAAATCAGCGCCCTCACCACAGCGTCTGGCGTCATCCCAGGCACCCTAAAGTCACAGGCCAAGCCTTGCCTATGCTGCGAGGTGTCCTTGCTGCCTACGGCATCATTGACTGCCTTGCTGCGGAAGGCTGAGTTAATCATCACAGGCTTGCCGCCAAGTGCTGTCTTCATTGTCTCCAAGAACTCAGCCAGCCGCTGAAGGTTTGCCAGCTCCTGTGCGTTAGGCGTGTTGTCCAGCGTCCTGTGGTCAGTGTGCGTTAGTTCTTCAAAGCTAAAGTGAGGCGTCATTTTTTACTCAGCAAATCTGTTTTGGCCTGGCTTCCGGCGCTGGAGCCAAAGTAGTAAGCAATGATGCCAGTCCAAGCTGTGCCTAGACTGCCCAGCATCATCAGGATGGCGGGGTTGTTGGAGTCAATCTGGTTGAAGAACATCATCACCATGATAGAGAAGAATCCAAGTGTCACGGCACCAGCCAGTATTGGCGGCATCATGGACCTAGTGGCTGACTGCATATCCCTTGCGGATTTCCTATCCTCCACCTCCAGCTTCTCAAAGTTGAGGCCAAGCTCCTGCGCTTGCTTTTGCAGTTCAATCTCAGCAATCTTCACCATTGCAATCTGGTCTGCAGTCAGCTTGTTGCTGCTGATCATGTCTCCCACCTTCTCGGGGTCAACCCCAATGGCCTTGGAGATGGCGCTGACCGCCATACCTGCCAATGGTCCACCAAGTGCAGTGGCAATCGTTGGTGCAATCTGTTTAAGCCAGTCCATTACTTCTTCTCCAACTTGGTGTTGATCACGGCAATCTCTTGTCTGTTGTGCATGATGTCATCTCGGTTCTTTTGGATTTCTTTTTCCAAATCTTGTCTTAGCTTTTCCCTTGCCAGTTCAGCGCCACTGTTGCTGGCTTGCTTGTTGTCACTGGTTACCACCAAGCTGATCTTGCTATTGAGAATAGTGACTTCATGGCTGAGATTTGACAGAGCCGACATCAGATACACAACGCAGCTAAACAGCAGTGGCAGTATTGCAAATGTAGCCTTTTCAATCAATGCGCCTTTATCGTCCGTCATGTGTCCCCCACAAGTTGCCAGGTGAACCAGGCTGTTAAACCAATCACTACAGCCACCAATGCAGCCCACAGGCCAAAGGTCAGGATGTCGTTTATCTCTTTAGCCCTCAATGCCTTGGCCTGAGCCTTCTCTGCTTCTGCCTTCTTGCGCTCAGCCACCATGCGGTTTCGCTCCAGCATCAATGCATTCCAGACGTCATCGTTGCCCGACCAGATCAGCATCTGCTTCAGTTCGTTCTCTGCGTCTTGGAGCTGCTTGAGCTGCATCACCGTCTCAAACGCCACTGCCGTATCGCTCTTGCCAAAGCCCTTTGGCTTCTTCACTGACTCCTTGGCGATGACGTCCTTCGCCTCGAAGAACTTCATCAAGTCGCCACTGATGCCATTGATGTCCTTGCCCATCTTGATGGCAGCTTGTATCCCTTTGATGGCTCCTTGAGCTACAGCAAATGCGGTTAGCGGATCAATCATTTGTCCCGCCTGTTCCACATCTCGAATAGCGTTTTGATCTTGTCCTCCAGAACAGCTACCCGCAGGTCCAACTTTGCCAAGACGATGATCAAGGTGATCAGCGCCAGCAGGATGGGCCATGCTTTTGCGAGGACGTCGAAGAAGTCCACTTCATCTGCCCAGCGTCAGAGATGCGTAAACGATGGCTGACATAGAGACGATCAAGACACCCGTGGTCTTCATAATCACACCCTCAAGCCGCTTGAGCCGAGCATTGATCTGTGCATACCTCTCAGCACAAACGGCTTCGTGGCTCGTCAATCGGATGTCTAGTTCGCTCATGGTGCGTCAGGCCAAGTAATAGTCCAAGGGAATCCAGCCTGTGCTGGGATGTCTCGCAAGGCTTGGCAGTAATCTTTCCACGCCTGTGAAGGTGTCATATCACTGCGAAACCGCCAATCAGTCTCAGTCAGCTTGTCATCCCGGCTGGTGCGTACCGACTTGGCTTGCTCTGCGTCCTTGCTGGCCTTGTAAGCAGCCTCTTGCTCGGCAGCAGTTGTGTCTTCTGTGTCGGTGAAGGTAGGGCCGAGGATGTACTTGGTGTACCACTTGCCATCAATCTGCTCGACACCAGCCGCTTGGCTGTACTGGTAGACCGTGCCTCCGCTGGCTTGTGGGCCTTCAAAGACTACATCAGCGCCGAGTGCTGTCAAGACCTCGGTTGTCGTTGTGTCCCAAGCTGGGCCACCGTTGGCTTTTTGGTATGCACGAAACTCTGCCTCGTACATTACCTGCCCGTCATTTGTTCTGATTTGCATGATGAGTCCTTACGCAATTGCGAGTCCAATGTAGGTTGCAGAAGTTACGTTCACGTTTGTTGCTGATAGCTGGTTCACCACAAATCCTGTGTTGTCTGTATCCACGCTGTCGTCTGTCGTGACTTCAGCGGCTGTTGTGTTGAGGCTGAGGTGTGGATCATTCCCTGCCACGATTCCCCTTGCGCTGTCCCAAACGTACCAGTCGCCTGTCGAGTCAGTGCGCTTAATCATTACGAACCTAGCCCCGCCTGTGAAGCCACAGTTGATGGTCTGTGATGAGCCGTTGCCTGTGTAGGAGAAGACTTTGCTTACACCAGCACAAGTGGCAAACAGGTAGGCAACATAGGTTGTATTATTTTCGTTAGTATTTACTCCTGTGCCAACAGTAAACACTGATGCCGTTGGGGCGGTATCATTCCATAGTACACTTGATGTTGCATTTCCGTCAGATGAATTCAAACGCATATAGTAGCCTGCACCTGACGGGGCATCATAACAACCCCATTGCCAATTAAATGGCGCACCAGTTCTCCATTTAACAAATATTAACTCAGGGGCTACTCCAAGATTGTGCGTCACAGTCCTTGCAACTCCCGTCCCCGTATAGCAAACCTCATCAAAGAAGCCGGGGGCGCGGCGGAACAGGTAATCTATAAATGCAAAACCAAAACTATTACCAAAGGAATCTGCTTGTGTAGTCCATCCATCTTGGTCATATGATTTAACATAACCACTACCTTCTGCGACAGTTGATGTTGTTTCCAATTTCGGAGAACCCCGCAACCTATCACCAAGATAATGATTTCCGGGTGATGCTCTCATTATTGGAAAAACTAAATCGGGAGGAAAACCAACTCCTGTAAAACTTCTAACCGAATTTCCATCTCCAGTTGTGGTCATGGGCTTGAACACACTCGTCCCCAGCGTAGGCACTTTCATCGGGCCACGGCGTATGGCTATGTAGATGTAGGTTTGAGAACCAGACAAGCCACGCGCTTCAAATCCTGTGCTTGTTGGGAACCCATCTCCGCCAGCTGTCTCGGCGTCCGATTCATTAGCACGGAGCCAATTTCTACCACCGCTACGGTTAGACCAGCCGCGCATGGTGTCTGAAATTTGCCACAGGTCACTTGCTGTGCTACTTTTCCACATAACCAACTGCGGCTCATATCCAAGACTTACAGTTGCATTTGCAGAGCCATCAGTAGTAAACGACCCACACGAAATCACATTGTCTGTACCAGTTAGGCCAAAGCCTCCTGCGTTTGATGCAAAGAGATAAGCAACGTAAGTGCCACCTGATGCGTTTACGGCTGACATGCTTCCTAACCACGAAGTAAGTGCAATAGTGGTTGATGTTCTACTACCAATAAACCCACCAGCAAGGTTACCTGCTGTATCTGCCGCATCAGTTGCATTTAAACGAAGTACAGAACCAATTGCAAATGCTGTATATTTCCAATCGCCTGTTGTGTCTGTACGCTTTACAATTGCTACTCCAGGTGAACTACCAAGTGAATGTGGAATTTGACGACCCGCATCCCCATCACCTGTCCAAGTCACAACATCAAAGAACTTTGGTTGCTTGCGGAATGTCCATGAGGCGTAGTCACCCGCTGTTGTATTTACTTCGCCATAATTACCAGAGGGTAAATTAAAGCCGTTATTGTTAAATACAAATGCAGGCCATCCGGGGCCAATGTTGCCATTGGTTAAATTTGATGCTAAGTATTTATTTAATGGCCTACTATTATCTACAAGAACATGATTTGTGGTTGAGTTTCTGCGTTTAACCCAAACCAACCCACCATTGGCAGACAAGTCAATCCCATTGGTAATTGCTAGTGTAGAGGCAGTACCTGTGTAAAGGTATGTGCTGAACACATCCTCAATGTAGTTAGCAACAGTCGCCTGTGCAAACTCGCCAAAGCCTTGGGCTGATGCCGCACCCCTAGTTTGTACTAATGGCATATCAGTCCTTATGCAAACTTGGTCTGCGAGGCAAAGACAGTGAATGCCGCACTGCCCGTCTTGACGATGGTGTACATATAGACGTCGACCGAACTTGCGTTACCCGCCGCTGGTGCTGTACCACCTTGATACTTGGGAGTCACTGTTGTGCCATCCACTTGCACCACATTGTTGTAGTAGGCCGTAGCGCCTTGCGTGACAAGGAAAGCCACAGTCACAGACTGACCCGTGGTCATGGCAGTGTTCAATGATGTGCCTGATGACGCTCTGAAGTTGACTGTCCAGTTGGCTGATGCGTTGCTGGTGTAATACTGGACAGACTGGGTGGTGACATCGTAGTTGATCGTGCCTGTAGCCGCTGTTGCTGATACTGTCGCCACCTCTGCTGCGTCGTTCAAAATCATCGCTAGTGCTGATGATGTACCGCTGAATGTCTGAGTACCTGTAAAGGTATTGGCAACATTTAGAACAGGAATATTAGCCGCCGCCAGAGTGGTTGCGCCTGTACCGCCATTGGCAATTGGCAGTGTGCCAGTGACGCCTGTGGTTAGTGGTAAGCCTGTCAGGTTGGTTGCAACTCCGCTAGTTGGAGTGCCAAGCAAAGGCGTGACCAAGGTAGGGGAAGTTGACAATACATTGCTGCCAGAGCCTGTACTGGTGGCGACTCCCGTACCGCCGTTAGCAACTGCCAGCGTACCTGCCAAGGTAATGGTGCCAGAGCCAGTGATAGGACCACCGCTTGTGGTCAAGCCTGTTGTGCCGCCAGATACATCCACGCTGGTGACTGAACCAGCGCCTGGACCAGAGAAGGCAACGGTAATGGCACCGCTGCCGTTGGTGATGGTCACACCAGAGCCAGCAGTGAGTGTTGCGGGTGTCAGCGTGTTGCCTGTGCTGTTGCCAATGAGCAGTTGACCGTTGGTGAAGCTGGTCTGGCCTGTACCGCCATTGCCGATACCCAATGTGCCTGTGATGTCGGCAGTTGAGACTGTGACTGCATCCCAGCTTGCGTTGGTGCCATCGGACTGCAGGTACTTGTTGGCGGCAGATGTCTGTGACGGCAGCAGGTTGTTCAGTGCTGCGGCTGCTGTTGACGCGCCTGTCCCACCGTCAGCCACTGCTAGGTCAGTGATGCCTGTGATGCTGCCGCCAGTGATGGTTGCAGAACTTGATGTGATTGGGCCTGTCACACCACCTGGTGCGCCAACTGCACCCGTCAGGGTGGAGATGCCTGTCACCGCCAACGTGGTGCTGGCTGTAATGGCCTTCGCCGCCAAGGTGGTGTTGTTAACAGTGGCAGTGCCTGTGGCAGCACCAATGTTTACGGCAGTAGCAGCGCCAGCCAGGTTGACTGTGGTTGCCGTAGCATTGACCAAGGCAAAGGTGGTGGATGGCGTTGTGAGGCTGGTGGTGACTGCTGGTGATGTCAGGTTGGTGGTGCCTGTAGCTGTCAGCGTCCCGGCAACTGCCAGCGTCTTGCCAGCTCCAACATTCAGGCCAACTGATGTGCCTGTGCCAGCCGCTGCGAACAGTGCATCCACCAAGTCAAGGTCAGAGTTGACCTTAGTACCCCATGTGTCGGTGCTGGCACCTACTTCTGGCTTGGTCAGTAAGAGGTTTGTGGTGGTGGTATCTGCCATGATTTATCCTAGTGTTCTTGCGCGCGCAAGCATAGTTCCTGCCTGATTGGACCTGTTGTCAGCAAGGCGTAGGTCATCAATGCCCTTGGTGTACAGCGCCACCCATACAGGTATGCGCTCGTCGTTCTGCAAGTAAGGTGCAGCCTGCAGCAGTGAGCCGTACAAGTAGATGTCTGGTGCCTGAGTCAACAGCCAGTTGGTTGTGTTGCTGACGCTCAACTTGGCGAGCTTGGCGTAGTAGTCAATCTCGTAGGCGTAGGTGCTGTCAGGCACTGGAAGAACACGAAAATTGCTGCCGATGATGGCGTAGAAAAGTGGCTTGCCAGCAGACAGGTAAGTAGTGTTTTGCAACTGGTCCAGGCTGTTGAGTGTCTCAAACTGGAGGGGTGTGATGGGGTTGGTTCCCGTCAGCTTCAGCGTCAACCCGTCAAGGAAATCTGTCGGCAGTGCGTTGTACTCGGCGGTGATGTTTCCCGTCCCGCGAGTCAACATATTCCTTGTACGCAGGACGCGCTCAATTTGCGACTCAGCAAGAGTCACAAAGTCAGCAATTGCAGCTGTCAGGTCTGATCTATTGAGCCAATCCGCAACTGATGTCTTCAGCTCGGCGTAGGTAGAGAGTGCCATTTATGCCTCCTTGTCCTGCAGGTCTTTGACCACCCATGTGTGCTCATGTCGGAATTCAAAGGTGCCTACATGACCTATTTCCCGCGAGACATCGTGATCAATGTAGATTTTATACCCAATCTCTTTAGCCTTCAGGCAGAAGAAGACATCCTCACCAACGTAGCCACGCTTGTCCGTTCTCCAAGGAGTCTCAAACCAAGGCTCTGACATCTTCTTGAAGACGTCTGCCTTGATCAGCATAACGCCCATGCCAATAGTGTCCACCTCCTGCAGACCGTGGTCATCCAAGGTGCTGTAGATTAGCTTGTTGCCAACCTTGGCAGTTGGTCCTGTCGGCATCCTGCGTCTAGCGCAGTTGGTCGCCACAATGTCAAGGTCATGCGCCATCAGCCGCTGGATCATGTCCTGCGGGAATGTCATGTCAGAGTCAATGAACAGGATGTGGCTGCAACCCTCGCGCATTGCGTCCAGCGCCAGCTCTGCCCGTTGATTCTGAATCAGCGTACCTTGCATGATTTTTAGGTCAATTCGGTCATCGGTGTTGCAGGCGTGATAGGCCACCATATTGACCAAGCAATAGGCGTACTGGGTGTGAACCATGTCCCGCGCTGGAGTGCAAACCGCAATAATTGTCATACTTGTCCTGGTCGTGTTCTGAAGAATCTGTTGTCGGGGTCATTGAGCCAGCGTTTCATGTAGGCTTGATCTGTGATCTTGCCGCTGGACTGCAATTCGTAATAGATGTTGAGTGGAATGGATGCTACCTTGTGCCACTCGCCTGTCCAGTTGGCCTTGTTGTCGGTAGCGTTGAACTGGTCCTTGTTCTCCTCCACGACATTGGAGACATCCTGCTGAGTCTCAATGGTTGCCTCATCAGTCAATGGGTTGTAGTGCCAGAGCCTGGTGATGCCTGTTGTCTCGTCTTTGTCAAAGATTCGTGTTTCCATATTTTGAAGGTGGACCAAGTTTCCCTGGCCCACCCCTCCGTTTAGGACGTTACCAAGTCGGCAGCAAGACCGTGAGCATTCTCACTGGTGATCTTCAGGCCGTACTCAACAATCAGCAGCCGCTTCTCAGCGTCACCCGTCTTTGCCAGTTCCATCTGCTGGAAAGGACGCAGGTAGGCAACAGAGGCGTACTCAGGGTCCAGCACCAGCGCATCACGCTCGCGTTGGAACCGATTCGCCACCACAGTCACATTGCCAAAGTCGCTGACGTAGACATCAGCAGCACCAACGATAGTGGCGGGTTTAGCGCCACCTTCGATGTTGTAGCGGGTTGCAGCAATACCTGCAAATCCGCTCACGCGCTGCTTGTTCACCGGGCCTGTCATCAGGATTTTCGGTGTACCACCACTCGTCCAGGTCTTTTGAATCACATTCTTGAGAATGGTTTCAGTGAAGGTCCGAACAGTACCGTCGGTACGCAAGCTGTTTGGCAGCGTTGTGTAGGATGGGTCAGTGCCAGTTGTATCAGTGTTGGTCTTGATGAACGCTAGGACAGATCCGGTGGTACGGGCAGCACTGGTGCTACCTGCACTTGCGATCTGGCTCTGGACCATCACCAATTCCATATCACGCTTTAACTCAGCGCCCTTCTTTGCAAGTTGGTCATTTGTGTTGACAAGGACTCGTTAGTTTCCTTGCTCTGCAATCCAAGGGAATGATTGCAGACTGTAACTTTCGCTACAGATCAGACTATATCTTCACCCTCTTTTTAGAGGGGCCAGGCGCTTGGGGCTACTTAGCCCTACGGGATTTCTCCCTAGTCGTTGAACCTTCCGATTTCTCGGCTTGGCTGCTGATTGCCCAATCCTCAACATTGTCACACTTTGGTAGTTGAGGCTCTAAGGGGTTTCCAGCAATTCACCTGGTTTTCGCCGTGCATTACTGCACAGTAGCCCATGTAGTTAAGGCAAGCTCAGACTTACGTCCAGCCTTGTTGACAACTTCCTCGGTGTTGGACAGCACCACAGTTTTGCGGCTGATCTGGCAGTAGTTCTGCATCCGCACCGTTGCGGTTACAGGGTCGTAGGTTCCAATGTCATCACCCTCAAGTTGCGCGTTGGTTGCCGCAGCTTGGAGTGCATCGGTCTGCCACTCGTACAGCGTGTTTTGCACACTGTCTTTTCCAATGTTGGATTGGAACGGTGTCTCCTCTGGTGAGATGTTGTAGATGATGTTGCTGAGATTTTCACGGATACCCTTGGCAGAGTATGTGGTGAATGTGTTGCTTACGATAGCCATTTTGAATTACCTCAAAAGATGTTCAATTGCGGAAGCCGCATCGTTGACGCGACCAGTTTTAGCAAGACGTTGTTGCGACCTTCTAGCATCAGTTACGTTGTCCATTCTCCCCGCTGCACCTGGCTTGGCGGGTTTAGGCCCATTGTTGACCGCTGGCCTGATGTTGCCCCTCTTGGTCATCATCTGGTCGTACAGCGCAGCCTTACGCAGCGCAACGACAGCTCGGTGGTCAAAAATATTCTTCAGCTCGTCAGAGGAAAAGCCTAGCTTCTGTCCCCACTCAATAAGCAACGTCTTTTCAGCCTTGGCCTTGTCTGGATTGCTCCACTCAGGGATGGCTTTGAGCATGGCATCTTGCTGTTGTGCGAGGTGTGCCTGCATAGACTGATATTGCTCTTGCGCCTGGATGTGAGAGAGTCGCTGCTTCTCGGAGACGATGGCAGCGTGTACTTTCTCGGCATCTCTTGCAAGTTCCTTTTGCCTCACCCACTCGATTGGGTCTTCGCTGTAAAGACGATCCATATCAAGTTTAGGTGCAGCGTTTTGCTGAAGTTGCGCCTGGAGTGACCCCAATAACTGGGAATACTGCTGGCGCTCCGTCCGCACAAGTTCAGCCTCTGCCTGGAACGCCCTTCGTTCCTCGGACACTTGCTGAGTCTTGCGGGTGTAGTCTGCTTCTCGGCTGTAGCCTTTTTGGAGTTCTTCAAGCGTGACCTCGACATTCTTGCCGTCAACTTTGACGGTGAATACTGGTGGCTTGTCCTCCTCCTCCTCGGCCTCATCCTCATCAGACTGTTCCCCATCGGAGTCTTGCAATTCCTCCTCTGGAGCCGCTGAGTCAACTTCCGTCAACTCTTCATGCAACTCAACGTCCTGTTGGTCCCCACCTTCCGATGGCAACATCGCGTCAATCGCACTTGCCGCATTGGCAATATTTAGGTTATCCATGTTTCAGTTCCTTTCATTTACGTGTGCGTTCCAATTTCTTACGCTCCACCCAACCGTTGTCAATCATCTTCTTCAGCTCAGTTTTCAACATATCAATGCTTTGCAGCATTGCCCACGCTTGCTCACGTTTTGCAGATTCATCGGGAAGACTAGACTTCCACTTGTAAACCTGGATATCTTGAAGCTGTTGCAGGGCATTGGTAAAAACCTCGTCTTGGAGCAGTAGCTCTGACTTGTTGCCCTTGCGGATGATGTCTTCCTCGGTCATTGAAAGGTTCCTGTTTGTTGTTTAAGCATCTCACGGTCAATGTTCTGTTGAGCCGTAATCTCAGCCGTACTGATTTGGGTGTTGTACTTCAGCTCCAGCTCGTACTTTTTAAGCGCCATCTCTTGGTACATCTTGTCTCGCGCGAAGTCATCGTCCATCACCATCTTCTGGCGGCTGAGTTCAAGTTCTGCTGCCTTCTTCTGGATGTCGGCTTGTATGCTCTGAGCCTGCACCTGCGCCAGCATCTCCTCTGGGGTTGGCTTGGGTGCGGGTGGTGCTGGCGGCTGGTAGTCGGCGGGTATCTGGTTGAAGAACTGGCTTGGGTCTTTAAACCCGTTCAGCTCCACAATCTTCCGCAAGGTGCTGCTGTACTGTGATGGCGTCACCAAGGGATTCACCACACCAAGCTGGGTCAGCACTTCTTGCTGCTTGGCGCTAATCTGCATCAGTGCCGCCACGCGCTCGTTGGTGTCTCCGTTGCCCATGCCAATGTTGATAGAGCAGTCCATCGCAGCGTCCCAGGCTCGTGGGTCAATCTGCACAAACTCATTACGCAGGCGCACCATGCGAGCCTTGTCCTGGTGGGTGGTCACCAAGAACAGGATGCTCTTAAACAGCTTCCGCATCCCTTCTGCCATGATGCGGCTGATCAACTCAATGCGGCCTTGGCTGGCTGAGATGGTTGCTGCCACTGCCGCCTTGGTGCTGGACTGCAAGGCGTCAGCGTTCAGGCCCATAGCCGCCTTGCTCATGCCAGTACGGTCCTCACGCAGTTGGTCCATGTAGTCCAGCATCGGGAATGCTGCCTGTCCCACAAATGGCGTACTGAACGGCTGCACCATACCGGGTGCCCTCATGCGGATGATTGCGCCTGTCTCGTTGTTTAGGACATCCTCAATGTTGACTTGACCCTCCACAATGGCAGTCCTTGGGTGAATGCTCTGCGCCAAGCTGTCCAGCGTGTTCCTGAGAATCTCGCTCTTGATCTCTTGCAGGTCATGCGTGATGTCAAAGATGGACATGGCCTCCAATGGACTTGTGTGTGGCTCGGGGTCACAGGGGAAGTCAATGAACGGAATGTAGCTTGCTGGCAGGTTCCTACGAATCTTGTAGCCGCTGCCGATACAGCAGATTTTCCGCAGCTCGGGTATCCCGTCCATGTCGTAGTCAATCCGCAGGTACGCCTCAACGTACAGCACCCTTTCCATCATGGGGTTGGCGCTCTCTACAGACACACCAAACGCGCTCACAGGCTGACGCGCCAGGTACTCTTCGTTCGTGTCCAAGTCGGTGCTGGTGATGTTCTCCCGCACCTCGTCCTCGTCGTAGCCCAACTCAATCAGTTGCGCCACTGTCGCCATCTGGCGGTGGGCAATGATGGCTGAGTCATCAAATGACCTAGCTCGGCGGTCCAGCAGCAACTCCTCGGGAGGCACCGACATAATCCGCACCCGCCCACCCTTGATCTTCCGCTTGATCTGGACATCGTGCAACTGACCCATCATCTGGTCAGGGTAGGTGTTCATCACCATCACATCAGTCTGCTCTTGCATCAGGATTTGCAGGGTCTGGTCATCAAGGCCAGAATACTCCTCGATGCGGACAGTCTCGTCCTCCTCCCACCAGCACTTCATAATTCCGCACTTCCGCACCAGGCTGTCCTTGAAGGTGGCGTAGGTGGTCAGGAAACCGTTGTTGTCAGAGTTGAAGATGAAGTTGCAGTAGTCGGTAGCCTGCTGTGCATTGGCAACGTCCTCTGGTCCCGTCGGCACAAACTCGACAGTGTTCTCTGAACTGAAGAATATCCGCATCAGGCTTGGCATCATGGCGCTGACGGTATCGCGCACCTCCATTGCCACCACCTGGCTACGTCCCTCTTCCTCGGTGCCGAACAAATCGCCACGGTAATACTCTGTGCCCTTGGCTCGAATGGGACTCAGGTCAGTGTCAATGTAGCTGACTGCATCGGTCAGCTCCATGTTGATGATGCCCTGGAGTTCGTCCAGGTCCATCACCTCAACGGCCTGGGTGTCAGTGTTTAGATTTTCCATTTCAAAACCATTCTTTTGCGTAGGTTGGACGATTCTTGTCAATCCAAGGTTTAGCCGCCAGCGTCAGTTCGTAGGCATTACGTCCTATGGTGCTGCTTCCAATGTGGTGAACGTAGCTGGCACTTAGAAAGTGCTTGTAGCCCTTCTTCACCAAGTCAGCGCAGATGACATCATCGCTGAAGTAATTAATCGGTGGAAACTGACAATCCTCAAAAGCCTCTGCAGACATCCAAGCAAATATAGGGCTGACAACAGACAACGGCTTGACAAATGACTCATGCGTGAACTGCATATTATTCAGCACTTCCCCGTCATTCCACCTGATATTCTGGTACGGCCTGACTGCATCGGACCTTGACGCCACCAGTCCAGGGTTTTGGTTTAACTCCTTGCAAATAGCAACATCGTCCAGCAACATCCTATAACTATTTGGCGTCAAGACAATATCATCGTTCGCAATAACTACAGCCCCATACCCATCACTCAGCGCCCTGCGAATCACTGCGTTGTAGTCATCACCAAAGTTGGTGGCCTCACCAAATATCAGTGTGCAGCCGTATCCGCTAACCACCTTTTCTGGACCCTTCAGGTAAACCTGAACGTCAGGTGCGTACTGCCTGATACTCTCAAGCAGTACGGGTAAACCCTTACCGTGGACGGTGCTGATGACAATGGGAGGGTTCATTTCAATTCAGTGTCCACTTCTTCCTCTGCATCCTCAACAATCCAAGCATCACAGGTACGGCTGGCGGAGCACTTGAAGTCAAATATCTCGCAATACCCCAAATCCTCAACGTCTTCGCTACCGATACCCTCGGCAATGCAATCCAGCATCTCCTCGTCCTGGTTGAACGCCGAGCAGTTACCGCATCGGCTCATCTTGGCGTCCTTGGCGCTCACGTCCCACTTCTCTGCCTTACGCATCCAGAACTCGGTATTGGGCAGCTTGGGGTTCTCTGGACCGTATGCCGCCTTGGTAATCGCCTTCTCCCGGTTCTTCAGGTTTAGCGTCACGTCCTGCGTAGCCTCTGGACAGGAATCACCAGGCTCCTTACCGCCCATGATAATCATCACGGCGTGTTGCATATTTTTTGGTATCGATCTCATGCTGCCCTCGTCAGGTTACGTTTCAAACTCGAACCATACTTATGCATCTGCGAGCCGAACATCGCAGTCCCGGCATCGCTGGCAAATGTAAGGCAAAAGGCGTCTGCCTTGTCGGGTGACGCCAAGCCACGCTTGCGAATCTCGTCCTTGCCCTCAATCTGAATTTTACCCCCGCTGGTAAAAAAGTACCTCACTGTCGCCAGTTCAGCAATCAAGGACTCATCCTTGGGAATAACGCAGTCCCGCTTCTCCAGCCATGCTTTGGCCTTGTGCCACAACTCAGCCTTCAGGTTCCTGTACGTACTCCCCAATGCCGGGGATTCTGCCACGTTAATCCCAATGGCTGGCAACTTCAGCTCACGCAACCTGTCCACCACACCAGCCCCCAGCCCAATACTATCCACCATAATCTCATGCGGACGCTGGTCCGGTGGCAATGCTTGGTACTCAGCCATCACCGCACCAGTTAGTTGCATCAGGTCCAAGTTCTTCCAAGTCTTTACTGGCTCGGTAACTGCATTACCCTGCCGCTTGCACAGTGCGCTCCTGTCACTGCCAAACCTCGCAACGTCCAGCCCCCACACAACCTTGGCTATTGGGCTGACTGCTACGTCCCTGTTGGTTGCAGCCTCCAGCAATTCCATTGGTATCACCGTATCGTCGTCGCTGCGCGGGAAGTCGCCCAGCACCCGGATCCGGTAGGCGTTGGACTCCTCGCCGTACCTGGACTTCATCTCATCCATGTAGGCGTCTGACACCCTGGGGCTGTCGGCGCAGCTCACCTTCATCGTCACCCAGTCATCCTTCAGGCGGTTGTGGGTATCAAAGAAGAAACCGCTGCTGCGGACCGGGTTACCTAGTAACAAAGTTACGGCCTTGTGGCCTGACATACTGCCTGCCGCCGCCTCGAACACCTGCTCTGGTATACCGCTAGCCTCGTCAGCCACCAGCATCACATTGTCGGAGTGGACGCCTTGCAGCGCCTCGGGCTGCTCTGCGCGTGATGTCCTGGCGCTGATGAAGGCCTCTGTCGGTGCCTCCTTAACCTCGATGCGGTCCTGCTTCACCTCCAGCTGCTCCTGCAGTGTCGGTGGTAGCGCCTTCACCCAGCGTTTCAGTTCAGCAAACAGCGCATCGTATAGCTGACTGCTGGTGGGTGCGGTAACCACAATCTTCACCGGGAAGCGCAGCAGCAGATACCAGATGATGGCCCAGGACGCTGCCGTACTCTTGCCTACGCCATGTCCGCTTCGGACGCTGATGCGCCTGTTGTTGGCTGCGATATGCCCCAAGAATTCCTCTTGCCACGGATCAGGCTTAACGCCAAGCACTTCCCTTACAAACAGCACAGGGTTGTTTTTATACAGCTTGGCAAAGGCGAGGAACGGATTAGCGTCAGTGGTCATATTTCATATTATGCATTTTTTATTTTTTTTGGAAGGCGTATTGCGTGTTGCGGTGGGTGGGGGGGTGCTTGGCGTGTAACGATTGGCGTTACGTTTTATTTTTTACGGTAGGCGTGTAACGCTTGGCGTGTGGCGTTTTACGTTACGTTTTATTTTTTACGTTACGTTTTATTTTTTTCGGTAGGCGTTTGGTGCTGCAACTGCCGCCCCCGCCGTTGGCGCTGACGGGGGGGGTCACCCGGCTGGCGCGGCAGGCTGGAGCCGCCAGCGCCTGGACTCACCATGTTGCGTAAAACATACGGAAACAGCAGTTATGCACCGAATGCTTAATACGATGTCCATTATGTTAACAAGCAAATGGCTTATCCACAGGCTATACAGACACTTTAGCCATATCCTGTAGTTATCCACAGGATAGAGCTGGAAAGTCTACGTTTCGCCTGTGGATAAGTCCTCGACCACCTCAAGCTGGCGCAAGGCGTCCAGGCGCAGGTTGCCTATGTTGACCGTCACCGCTGCCTGTTTCGCGCCGTACGTCTTGGCATCCCAGCGTTCAGCCAGCCACTGTCGCGTCCTGATGCGGTGCATCGGCTTGCTCGGGTTATCGTCATCAATTGAATCAGCAATTTCTAATGTCTGACTCGCCAACAAACTAGCCGCCTCCACCCGCGCGCGTGTAATTATAGGCTCGTAATCATTTTCGTCGATCCACTTGTCCAATCCACGCCTGCCGATACCCAACTCACGGCAGATGTCTGCCTTTGACTTTCCGACCTCGAACATGGACAAAACGATGTCGCTGTCAATGTCTTCCAACATCGCAACGTCTTGCCTTACCTTTGGATTGCCAGGCATTTAAACGCTCCACAATCGTCTATCGTTGAACCAAGCACCCCAAGTACCACTCTGTACCTTTGATGCCACCTGAGTCGATTTTAACGGCTCCTAACGCCACCCATCATCCTTGCGTGTTCAAAGTTGAACAAAGGCTCCTTGATTCCCCCACTCAGGTCAACGTCAGCATCAGGCCAGTCATCAAACCCTGTCTTACCACCTGGCGTCACCTGTACCATCCTTGTGCCTGGTAGTAACGCCTTTGCCTTAATAATATCCTTAATAATATCTGACTGCAATAATAACTCTAACTCCTCCATTGACCATATATGCCTATTACCAACATCAGGCCGAAACTGTTGATAATATATTGCATCAGCGTGAGTCTGGACCACCACCATCACACTCTTGTCCTGCATAACCCACTCCACTGCATTAATACTCGGCTGCTCAATATTATTATCTAATGCCCACTGGTCAAGAACACCAAACCCCTTGACCATCCCGTTGACCGCCTTCTCCATCTTCTCGATGTCCCTCTCCTTCTGTGCATTGAAGACCCTCTCCATCTGCTGCTCCAGCTTCAACCTCAAGCTGGAATCCACCAGCATCTCAATGCGCCTAATTCCCCACCTAGCCTCATGGTCATTCTTCACCCGCTCCAACCTAGCCACCAAAGACTCAGCCTTCACCTTGAACTCATCCAACGGATAGCGACTAGCCTCCACCACCAATGTTTTACCTTTTGCCATTTGTTCCCCTTCCATTTGTTCCCACCCCAAAACACCTACCCAACTGTTCACAAATGGGCAAGTGTTATACCCTTGCCCCCATTTGTGAACACTTTCCTGTTCATAAATCGTCTACCATTTGTTCCCCATTTGTTCCCATTTGTGAACACCTTAAAAGTGCTCTTTCTCGTTAAACTTGGTGGTGAAGAACGCAAAATCACCGTCCAACGTCACACCCTCAAGGTTGGTTGCAGCCCTCCAAGCCGCCTTAAATTCGATGTCTCTACCCTTTACCTCACCCGTCTTACCCAACCCACGCCACACTTTTTCACGCCAAAGAGACACCAAAGTCACCTTCTTTTGACCAAACTTGGTGGACTGAATGCGATCAGTTTCCCTGATTGACTCCACAAAAGCAGCCATTGCCTTGCCCTGGTGCTTACCCTGACCCGTCCTTTTCAGGCCAACTGGCTGCACATTTACAGCCACATCCGTAGCCTCAACCGCCAAACTCTGAGTAGATTCAAACCCTAAATTAGTATTATCTAAGTCAACCTTGACCATACGAAATCCATACTTAGCACCGTCACTTCCATCCTTCTGCTTAGTAATAGTTATATTACCAGCGCCAGCAATATTATTATCTTGTAGACCATCATTAATACGTTGGAGTTCCAACTCAGTATCTAAAGCACCAAGCAATGAACTGTGACCCCTCAGTCCCTTGGTGACATCCTTACCAACGTGGTGGACGATCTGCAATGCACAGTCCAACAGCCGCTGAATCTTTGATAGCGAGGCAATGAAC